CGTATGGCTAAGTCACTCTTCAATCTTGCAGAACATGAGTTGTCCAGTCCCAAAGGCACGATTACTCAACATGATTTGATCGTTGAGAATGTGGTAAAACAATTTGGAAAATACTTTGAATGTTTTACGGAAGTGAATGGAAAGTGTGATTATCGTGGAAGTTATAAGGATGTTCGATGTGATGTGTTGTTGTATCACGAAATGAATGGTTATCTTTTCGGAATTGAGGTTAAACCGTTTACTAAACTAAACATCGAATGGCTGAAGGAATCCTTTGACCAGATGTGCAGCTACAACAACACAGCATTCCCATTGCCAGGACTGTTGAGCAAGCCCAGACATCCGAATGCCTTCTTCCACTTCTCACCACTGCTGGACTGGAACAATGCACTGCAGGAGAAGAAACTGCAGGACATGATGTCCCTGCTGCCGGAAGGGTTGGGGTTGGTCAAGATGAACATGGACTACCTGGAACTGCGGTTGACCAGTGGGCAAAGGATCTGGAGCAATCACACAGGGTTCAGTCCACAGGTGGATCAACTGCTGGCTCCACAGATCGGGTCGCAGAAGGTGCAGCATGAAGTGGTTGGGTATAAGGGAGGTTCTGGAAAGTATAGACTTGCCTCTCAGAGTGCTCAGAATCGTTGTCATGGCGATTAACAGGTGATGCTGCTGGTCTGGTATGGGTGGGGTTGGAAAAAGTCGGTAATTTGGATTATATTGATTAGCTAAATTATGAATTCAAACATCAAGGTTGTGGGTAAGAGGGAAGATGGCACTTTGATTCTTGGAGTTGGGGATCTGGATCATCATGAACACTTTGATCACTACGAGGATCTGGAGAAGTGCAGGAAGTGTGGAGAGACGGACCTGACGTTCGACCCGAAGCTAGGCAACGAGTGTAATACATGTGGATACAAAGAGTGGGAGAAGTAGATTATGAAAAGTTTATTTGATGCAACCTGGGCAGCTGAGATAAATGAGAAGTTGCAACACGCACAGGTTCAACACATTCCAGGGATCTGTAAGAACTGCTGTCATTTTTATGCGACGGAACACTACAACCTCTGCCGAAGAACTCGACCGAAAGGTGAGGTCGTCTCGGAGGATGATTTCTGTGGCAAGTTCAAGTGTGCTGACTGGGTACGACGGAAAGATCAACAGGGGAGAATGCTTCTACCGATGAAGGTCTTCCATCCAAACCATCCTGATTATTTTAAACTCTTTCCCAGTGATGATGATGACTGCACCCAAGAAATCTAACCGGAAATATTCTGATGAGGATGTCGAAGCCTTCTGCAATCACATTGCCGATGGCAAGAGCCTTCAGGAAACTGCGGATCTGTATGGCATGACGAGGTATGCACTGTACCAGGTGCTGAATCGGAATCATCAGGAACGGTATATGTCTGCTCTTAATGAGAGAGCAATGAGACATGCGGAACACATTGAGTATCTTGCGAAGGAATGTGAGCAGGGACGAATTGATCCTAGAGCTGCAGATGTGTCGATCCGTGCCAGACAGTGGATCTGTGCGAAATACCATCCTGAGTTCCTTGCCGAGCGAATGAAGAAGGATGTGTCTGTGGAACACTCGATGAGGAAGGAACACCTGGACACAATGAAGAAGATTGCCAAGAGGAAAGCGGAGATTGATCATAAGTCTGAGCAGAAGCCCAAGGATTGAGCAGATGCCCGTTAACATTACGCACTCGTGATCCTCTTACAACTTTAGGCGTTATTTTGGGCTATATGTTCGTTAAGATAACATTATCGAACATATAGAAAATGATCAGTTGGTGGCGAGGGTGGGAACCGACAAACCGCAGAAACACTGGGATCGGGAAGGATATGACCGGAAAGGGCAACAAAAAGGGCAACATCTGGGGCCAAAGCTCAATTTTCGCAGACCCCCCCCCAGGGGTGGTCGATTTCCTTTAGCGGGTGCGTGGGCGCAAAGACCTACTTCTGTACTTACTTCTGAAAACTTTTTGCGATGTTAAATGAGGCAGAACAAAAACAATGCCCCTGCTGCAAGCAATGGTTCCCCAGAACCCCAGAGCATTTTGCTCCTAGTAACAAACGCAAGTCCACGGCAGCAGATGGTCTGCGTTATCGATGTCGAGATTGCACAAGACTGGAGAAAAAACATGACAGGCAGACACCCAGTGGTCGTCTCCGAGCAAGACGTAAGGAGAAGCGAAGAAAAGCAAAGATTCAGGCACAGAGACAAGAACTTAAGGATTTCTTAGAAACTCCTCTTGGCAAGTTTGGGCAGAAAGAAAAAAGAAGACTTCAACAAGAAAAGAACAAAATTCGACGAACTCGCTATGAACGTGCCAAGACAAGACGAGAGACGCAAAGACGCAGGGAGCGAAAATTAAAAACCCAACAGTTCAAGTGCCTAGAAGAACAGGTTCAATATTCCCTTTGGCAAAAAGTCGGAGGACAGTTGGAGGTTCTCTGTGATGCAGGTCGCATTGATTTACTAACAGAAGAAGAAGTGATTGAGGTGAAGCATATCCGAAATTGGAAATCTGCACTCGGTCAGGTGTTGAGTTATGCCCATTATTTCCCAGCTCACCGACCACGCATACATTTGTTTGGTGAAAAGGGTTCTGCAGACTTGTCAAAAATAAAACAAATCTGCACCTCGCACGACATCAAGGTGACGTACTCCCCCCGTACCCCCTGAAATCTAAAACCGTGACCCCATGCTAAAAATTTTCAAAATTTCCCCAATTGCCAAACCTCGCCAAACGGCAGCAGACCGTTGGAGAAGGAGACCTGCAGTGATGCGATACCGTGAGTTTGCAGACGAGATGCGGGTGCAGGCAGGAACCTGGGAACTGCCAGATGCCTTCCATGTGAGATTCATCGTGCCGATGCCGAGTTCCTGGTCCAAACGCAAACGCCTGCAGATGGTTTCAACCCCACATCGACAGAGACCGGACCTCGATAATTTCATCAAGAGTTTCGACTGTCTCCGAGAGGAGGACAGCAGTATCTGGAAGATCAGTGCAGAGAAAGTCTGGGGAGAGGAAGGTGCGATCATCATTGACGACCTACAGGACCAATAATGCAACTCTCTGAACTGATCTTAACCTACGAGAAGCACCCAGACCTCTTTGTCGAGGACCTGCTGGGAGTCACTCCCCAGGACTGGCAGAGAGAAGTGATGTCTGCAGTGGCAAAGGGGCAACGGAGGTGCAGCATCCGCTCTGGGCACGGAGTAGGAAAATCATCTTGTGCATCCTGGCTCATGATCTGGTTCCTCCTGACGAGGTATCCGGTCAAGATCGTGGTCACAGCACCAACAGCATCCCAGTTGTTCGATGCCCTGTTTGCAGAGTGCAAACGCTGGATCAAGGAACTCCCCACCCCAATCAAATCGTTGCTGGAGATGAAGTCCGACCGGATTGAGTTGGGTTCTTCTCCAACAGAGGCATTCATCTCAGCCCGAACGAGCAGATCCGAATCCCCAGAATCCCTGGCAGGAGTCCATGCTGACCATGTATTGCTGGTGGTAGACGAGGCAAGTGGGGTACCGGAGTCGGTCTTTGAGGCAGCGTACGGATCGATGTCAGGGAAGGATGCCACAACAATTCTGCTCGGCAACCCCACCAGATCATCAGGGTATTTCTACGAAACGCACACAAGACTGCGGGACAGTTGGTGGACGAAACAGGTAAGTTGCCTCGATTCTCCCCTGGTCTCTCCAGATTTCATTCAGGAGATGGAACTGAAGTACGGTTCCGAGAGCAACGCAATGAAAGTGCGGGTATATGGTGAGTTTCCAACTGCCGAAGACGACACCCTCATCAGTCTCCATGCCGTGGAGCAGGCATCAAAGAGAGTCGTCGAGCAACCGGAGGGGACTCCTGTCGTCTGGGGACTGGATGTCGCGAGGTACGGAGACGATGCCAGTGTCCTCTGTATCCGCCAGGGGCGTCACCTGCAGGCCCTGCACAGTTGGAAGAAACTCTCCTTGATGGAACTGGCTGGACGGGTGCTGGATCTTTTGAACAGCAGTGACGAACCTCCAGAGGAAATCCTGGTGGACTCTATCGGATTAGGTGCAGGAGTGCTGGACCGACTGCGGGAACTCGACATCAGTGCCCGTGGGGTAAATGTCTCAGAATCCCCAGCAATGGCAGATCGATATGCCAATCTCCGTGCAGAACTCTGGGATGCAACGAAGTCCTGGTTCAGCGAGGAGGTGCAGATCCCAAATGACGACAGTCTGATTGCAGACCTGACGGCCCCACGGTACTCGTTCAATTCATCAGGCAAGATGCTGGTGGAGAGTAAGGCCGAGACCAAGAAGAGGTTGGGACGATCAACCGACTTTGCAGATTCGTTGGTGCTGACCTTTGCAAGCACCGCAGCAGGAGCATCAGGGCAGTACAGACGGAAGAAACGAGGCCGCAGGAGGAATGTGGGAGGAGTGGTTTGAGGTCCCAACTTTTTCCAACCAAATTCCAACTAAATCCCCCAGCAATTCATACCATATATATATAGGAGATTTTTTATGGTCCTATCTGACGAAAAATTGATGGAATTGATTCATAGCGGCTACATCCCTTCAGATGTGCATCTCGGACCCTGCAGTGTGGATCTGACCTTGGCAGAGGACTACCTGGTGCCACATCTACCGGAGGATCGTCCGTACATCACGGTCACAGAAGACTACCCCCACAAGTTGGCACCCGTTAAGAGTTTTGTCCTCTACCCGCAGAAATTTGTGCTGGCCTCAACGAATGAACTGATCAAGATTCCAGATCACATGTGCGGAGTCGTGCACGGCAGATCCAGTGTCGGAAGGTTGGGCATCCAGGTGCAGAATGCAGGATTTATTGATGCCGGTTTTGTAGGACAGATCACCCTGGAACTGGTGAACCAATCGAATGCTCCGGTACTGCTGAAACCCAACATGCGGATCTGCCAGCTCGTGATGCACAATCTTCATGGACAATCCAAGAGACCATACAGAGGAAAATACCAGGGGCAGGTTGGTCCTACCC